CGATCTGTTCGGCCTCGGCGCAATCGACGTGATCATCTTCGTGCGCCTCAAGGATCGCCTCGGCCAGTTCGCTGTTGCCCTTCGACTGGCGGGCAAACAGCATGAGCAGGTCGCGGCCCGTCGCCGCGATGTTCGGCGTCGGCACCAGCTCGCGCAGCCGCTGGCGCGCCAATACGGTTGTGACGTGCGGGTGGCCGGGATAGCCGACGGTTTCGGCCTCCAGCGTCGCGATTTCGTCGGCGCGGGGAAAGGCGTCAGTCGTCGTGCTGCAGCAATCGCTGATACGCTGTTGCCGGGTGCCGAGCCGCTTGGCGACCGCATCCTGTCCACCATAGGCTTTGACAAGGGCGCGGAACGCCTCCTTGATTTCCTGTTGCTCGGGCGGGAGCGCGATGTTGCGTTCGACGCTCATGCTGCTGCCCCTCGTCGGGCGGTAAGAAACTGATTTTTACCGCCTATCGCGGCACCGCAAATGCGGGCAGCTAGGGCCGCGCAGCAGCGTCGAGCAGGGGTGCGGTCGCAGTTGGCGCAGGGGAAAGTCGGTGCGGATTGTGAGGGCGAACAGGCTGCGACGTGCAGAGAGGGGAGAGCTGCCGCAACCTGTTCGCCGAGCGGCGACGCGACCAGATCGCCGCCGATTGGTGAACGAAAATGG